TAGAGCTATTCCAATTAATATATTTTTAGCTGGAGAATTTAATCCATTTCAAAATTGGCTTAAAACATTTACGACTAAAGATACTAAAATGATCTTTGGTCCTAGTACAAGTTTAAATAATATTGTAAGAAAAAGAATAAAAAGACGTCAAATACAGTTAATTAAAAAGACTGACCGTTAGACAATAAATTCATTTGCACACATATGGCTAAAGCATATCCGATAGCATGACTCTTCTTAAAGTAATATGTGTTGTCTTGTGGTTTTACCCAAACGTTAGCATGAATCTCTGGCCAACTCAAGTTGAGCAAGTTTCGTTTGGCAGGGCGTATTATTGCCAAAACTGCCGCTAGTTCTTCAACTGATTTTGGCTTTAATTTACTAACAATATCAAAATGATTGTGTATATGAAATAACTGCTCTACTATTTCTTTATGCTCTAATAAACTCCAATCAGGTTGCTGATCAATTAATTCCTGTAAGTGTTTTTCATTTTTAACTTTTTCATACACACTTACATTTAGAATATCTAATTTAAAATAACCTCTGTCTTCAGCTTCTTTATAATCAATATTTGCTGTATTTGTAAATGGATGAACAGGAATATCTGTGAAGTAAACACCTGTGTTGTGTTTTTTAACTTCACCTTTATTAATGATACTAGCAGGAATATGTTTTAATTTTTCTAGTAAAACATCTCTGTCTTTTACATCAATATCAATATCTGTTTTTGCTATGTTTGTCATTAATTTTTCTTAGGTTCTCCAGCGGCTCCCCATTGGTTATGTCTTGGATCTTGCATCTGTTTAATATGCTCTTTTGAATAACCTGCGTTTGCATATTCTTCTTCTTCAGTCATTGGAAAATTTAATACCATTTGATTGTCCGTATTATCATGATGATCAAATGTTGTTGTCATAGCTGTTACACCATAATCATCCATACTTACTGAACCTAGGTCTCCACTACCAGTAAATGTGTAGTCAACTCCAAAATCTGACTCTTCAACTCCTATACCCCATGATGATTGTTGTAATTTTGATATTTTTCTATTTACATCATCCATACCTTGTTTCCAATCATTTAACTTTTTTCTTTGTCTTAATATTTCATCTTTGTGTACCAAATGTACCAATGTTCTTAGTTCTTCCCATTTTTCTTTCACAGTTTCGTTATCAGTCTTGCTGGCAACTTTAGCTATTATTTCTGGAATACCATCAAAATCAAATGTCATTATAACCCTGCCGTTTCTAGCACTTGTTCAACAAACTTTACATCCTGTTGTGCCATTTGGAATTTAGCTGTCCAGTAATCAGGATCAATATAATCATGTACTAGTCCAACTTGTTCGTTGTTTAATGTTTCTAATAGTTTAACACCACTTTGACAATTATACAAGACCCACGGAGATAGTTTTCCTGATCTAATAAAGTGAACTGCCCTATTTGGTGTTATATTTTCTAAGCAATCATTGAAGTTTTTATCGTTGTCAATGCCCCAACGTTTCATTATAATTACTGCACGTTCAACTGCTGTTTGTGCCGCTTCATTTTTTAAATGTTCTTTAATATATTTTTCATACACAGAATCTAAATGCCATCTATCAATCTTAACCATATTCTTTAGCAAATAATCAATATACTTGCTAGGATCATCTACATGTACATCATACAGATACCTACCAAATTTTGTAAATGCTGTGTAATATTTGCTTTTGGCAAAGTCATCATATGTTCTATCTTTTTGTGTTTGTGGCATTGTTGATTTATAAAAATATTGATAGGCTCTGAATGCCAATTGTACAAAACGTTCATCTTGTTGTTGATAACGTCTTTTTGGTTCACATAAGTGTACTGACAATGTTGATTCTTTTGTAAATTTTTTTCCACAATACTTACACTCAAACATCACTTACCTATTTCTTTTATTTCTTTATCTGTCCATCCTTGTTGACGTGCTAACTTTTTGAACCCATCAACATCATTAATCATTTTCAATGCTTCTACTTCATCTTGTTTAGCATGTGGGAAACACTCTGCTAACAACTTATCTACACCAGTTTTTTTACCTTTGCCTTTAGGAGCCTTCACCCATGGATGAAACATTTTCTTTTTTATACCTGCCAATGATAGCAACTTCCAAAACATCTCCGAATCACCTTCATGCTTTTGTGTTGTACCAAAATGCTTGTTTGCAAATTCATTTACAGAAAGTATGTAGTGTTCTTTAAATGCTTTTTGTCCTTGTACATTGCTTGTAAATCTCATTGCTGTGTATGGCGAAAACGTTTTCTTTTCTTCTTCATCAAGTGTGTTGTACCACTTTGAATTTGCCATATCAATGTTGTACAACATTTGATTTAGATTTATTTTTTTAGTATTTGTTGCCATTAAAATAATTCCTCAGCAATTCCTAATACTTCTGCTAATAACAAAAGAAATCCTGCGGCTAAAAAATTACCGCCCATTAAAAAACCACACCCAACTATTCTAATAAAACTTTTTACTAGGCTAATATAAAAATGTGCCTTGCCTGGATCTTTTGTTGCTATTTTCATATTAAATCTCCTACTTGCATTACATCAGGAATTTGGTTAAGTTCTTTTGCAAAGTAAATGCAATTTGGTTTATCACCTGCTGTTAATGGTGTTGTTAAAATATGCCCATTTTTTAACTTTGGAAAAAACCATTTTACTTCTTGAAACACATTTACTATTTTAACTTCTTTAAAGTCATGTGTATACCCCGAAAATGGATTGTATGTAAATGCTTCAAACCCTCTGTCATTTAAACTTGTTAAAGGAATCATCTCACATTGGCCCATTTCTTTTTCTCCAATCATTATGCTCCAATCCATTGGCATTTCAATTTTTTGTCCACCTATGTCAAGAATTACTGCCGGAGCATTAAAGGATTCTAAAAAGATAAGTGGAATATAAAAATAATCCAATGACTTTGGATTTGTACAATCTAATACGCAATACTGTAAATCTTCAATTTCATTTGGCACTGCATTTAGATTGTAAGTATTATTATCAACTGTTAATATGTTCATTCTATGTTTACTTTCTCAATTGTAAAAGGATAATTTGCTTCTTTGTAAAATTTCTTTCTTGTTGTTAAATGACGTTTAGAAAACTTACAAGCACTTGTTATATCCCATATTTCTACATGGTCTTTGTCTTCTGCTTTTCTTATACCTCTACCAATTGATTGTATAACTCTTACAAAAGATTTACCTGGCTCAATCAATACCAAATTAAATATTCTTGGCAAGTTAATACCTACTGCCGCTACACCATATGTAGCAATAATAACTTTGTGTTGCTCTGTAGCAATTTCGTCGTATTCTTCTTCTCTGTCTTCTAGTTTAGTTCTGCCTTGGATAAACACTGAATCAACAATTATATCTTCTAATGCTTGTCCTGTTTTAATTCTATCAACTAAAATTAGTGTGTTTCCTTCTGCTCTCATAGTATCAACTAAATCAGCAATAAACTGTAAACGTGTTTGATTAGTTACCAAATAAGTTTGCTCACTTGCATAGGTTGAAAAAACATTTGTTTCTTGTGTTTGCACAACATTTACATGACAATTTGCTAACACACCTTTATCTTGCAGTTCACTTGCTGACAGTTTATTAATAACTTCACCAAGACTTGCTTGTAATGATGCCATTTCATAGTCTTCTTTTGGTATCGTTCCTGTAAGTCCCCAACGTATTGGTACATTTGCAAATGGACCTGTTAATAATGTTTTAAGAACATCTGCTTTGGCTTGATGTACTTCATCTACCATAACACAAACCACGCCTTCTAAGAAGTCACCTATGTTTACTTCTGCTTCAAATTTTTTAGTCTTCTTAAGCATATTATTTAAACTTTGCCAAGTACAAACTGTGTGTTGCTTATCAAATTCTTTACGTTCTCCATAATACACACCAACATCTAAACCAATTGTTTTATAATCTGATTCTGTTTGTGTAACAAGTGATTTGTTAGGTACAATTACAATTGATCTACCATATGGCTCAATTAGTTGTGATAGTGTTGCTGTAATAATTGTTTTACCAGCACCTGTGGCAATCTCTTGTAAGCATTGTGGATTTTCTAAAAA